GGGGTCTGCTGCTGGGATTGAGCCAATAAACCTTGCAAGGTCGGATCCTGCAAAGCTCCAAGCTGTCCGGTTCCGTATTGCTGCAAAGCCTGTAGCTGCGGACTGGCAGCAAGTGCAGCCTGGCCGGCCGCACCGGCGTACTGCTGATAGTTCTGGAGTGCTCCCTGGCTAGCCATCTGCTGCGTTTGGTTGATGGCATACTGGGCGCCTGGCATCTGTTGCTCGATCGCTTGGGAGTAAAAGCCGATGTTAGATCCCATGATGCCTTGCTGCATCGCGTTGTACATCGGTTGATACTGACTCTCTTCCTGATAGAGTGCTGGCGCACCGCTCGTATAGGCGCCGAGCGCACTCGAATATTCCTGCCCCGGATCTGGAGCCCTGGGGGTCGGAACTGATGGCGCACCTCCCATACTTACTCCTTTATGTATAGTACTTCATTAGAGCGCTCATAAGCGTTCTCTTTCTTTAGGTTGAAATCCTTCCAATAAAGCTTTTCCCAACGGACGATCTTCGTTTTTCCTCTTCGTTTAAACGCGACCCAATCAAGTGGGTACGGCGCTTCCAGGCAGAGTTCGTAGGACGACATCGCTTTTTTGCAAAACCAGGCGTGTAACCACCAACAGTTGTGCGGCAGTCGATCCATGAGAATCGTTTTGCCGTCCGTCCAGCAGCTTTCGGCCATAAGGAGAAAATCAGGACGACGAATGATAACGCCCGCAAAAAAACAGCGCAGGATTGTCGCAGCCAGAGCGCCTTCCGGCTGGTTCTTTTCATACCACTGTTTTGCGATCTCTCCGACATTCACGACTTAGTATTTGATTATGTAATATAAAACCGCAAAGGGTTGCATGTTGTTATGCGCTCCGTTACCACCGGCAGCATTCGTGCCGGTAATACCAGTGGCTGAAGGAAGCATACTGCTGGCAGTGTCAGAGGTATTCGTTGACGAGGCTGGGGAATACTGGTTCGATCCAGCTTGGGAGCCAAAACCGCCGAGCGGGTTCACGTAGGTATGATGGTGCGCGTTCATCGTATGAACGTGCTGCGGGTCGTTAATCGAGTGAGCGTGGTTAGGCATCTCGGCGGCAATTAGCGTGTGAGTTTCTTCACCGGCATAGCCAGCGAAGCCAAAATGTGCTCCCGAGCCATAACCCACCGGCACGCGATTAACGAAGTTCGGAACTTGAAAATGATTGCCCGTAGCATCGCCCCCGTTCCCCCAATAGGTTCCAATTGCAGTAAAAAGATTAGGGTAAGTACTCGTCGCATATGGAGAACCGTCACATACCAGCCAACCAGCCGGCGGATTTGGTCCAGCAAATTGGTGGACAGTCCCTGGTGCGATTAAGAGCGCGACTAATGCATCGCTAAGCTTGGCTAGCGTGACAGCCTTGTCCTGGATCGAATTGGTGTCGACCTTGGTAATAGTGTCCAAGAGATAGCCAACTTGATTTTGATCGTCGACCGTTTGAAACTGTCGACCGGTCGATAGCCCGAGCGTTCTCGCAGCAACACCTGGGCGATCAAACCCAATCGCCGGGTAATAGCCGGTATTTGCTGCATTCCCAGAAGTCAGGCTCACACTAACCGCTGGGTTCGAAGTGTAAGCCTGTCCGACTACCGTATCCACAGTGTGGAAGAGAGAGCCAATCCCGCTATCTCCAGCTTTGTTAACTGGCGTGTACCCGAGATTGCCTACCGCAGCGCCGGCTGCCAACGTTCTCCCATCAATCGCACCGTCGTTGATATCGCCGTTGTTGATCGACTTCGCCTGATAAGCGCCGGTTGGCACGACGTTTGGAAGAAACAAGCTTGGTCGCGCTATGCAGCCGTCCTGGAGCATGGTCGAATCGACACTCGGCGTCGTAATGAAAAGACTCGGGTCATCGACAAATTCCGTTGCGACTTCGCCAATTTGAAATTTCAACCGGCTAAACAGAACATTGTTGGCTGCAACATTCAGAGCGCCCGCAGGTAACGCGATTGCGATCAAAAGCCCATTGGCGACATTCGCTATCGCCACACTCGCCAGATCAATAGTTGCCGTACAATATGTCCACGTAGCATTTGCCCCGGTCTGTAGATTAACGGAAGTCTGGAGCGTGATCGCTGCGAAATTATTGAACGCGTTACAGGTGTAAATATTGAGCGTCGGTGACAGGGTTAATCCCGTGGAATTGTACACGTAGCCCGAAAACGTGCATTTGCGGCGAAGCGTGGCGCTCAAGTCGCCGTTGATCTGCTGCCCGAATTCTACCAGCCCAACACTCGCAGCTCCCTGCACCTCGGCAGTGAACAGACTAAATTGATCCGGGACCACAGATGATCGCAGAAACGTAACAGGCGCGCCAACAGGTCTACATAACCAGTAGTTCGCATTCGTTGTCCAAACGTTTACCGGGCAACTAAGACCGGCCGGCGTTTTCCAGAACGAGCTGTAGAAATTGCCATTCCGAAAGAAGTTCTGGTCGTTGACCGGATCTGTGAGCGCCAATTCAACGACCGGAGTCGCCAAGAGGTTTAGTTTGTCGACATCCAGGATGTCCTTGGGTCCAAACTTGTATGATGGTTTGACGATGAGGTCTGCCATAAAATTAAGTTTGTGATCGAGGATCCCTCTGGTCTTCGTAAGCATCCAGAGACACTTGGCGGATCTGAATCGCGCCTTGGGTGTTCTCTATCTTGAACTGGATGTAGCGAGCTTTGAGCCCGATAGGGAAACGCTCAGTTTCTTCCTGCATCCGCTCGATTTGCACTCCGTTGTAGCCAAGCATGAGCGGCAGTCCAACTGAGTAATCCTGGCGTCGACCGTTGGCGTGATCGTCGTTGGAGTTCAGTGGGTTCCAGAGCGGCATATTCCAAGTTTTGTACTTCGTGCGATTCTTAGTCTTGCCGCTCACGAGCACTTTGGCGTTATTACCGTCTGGATAAGCTTTGACGGTGAAGCTCGGATTCCAGGTCGCGCAATCCATTTCCATGCGCTTGAAGAATGACCGGTTGCCTGGCCCGGCATAACCACGCAGCATTATGGAAGTGTCAATCTGATACTCGAAATCGTAGCTCGGACCCATGAGATCGGTTTTGCCTTGCTCGAGCAAAAGAATGATGCCTTTTTGCCGATCGATAGCGTAGAGCCGGCGCTCTCCGTCGTAATCCATCTTGATCAGATCATCGATACAAAAGTTCGGATCTCCGAACGTGTCGATCGATTCCCAGAAACCGCTGACCAGGTTGTAGACGATCAAGCAGTTATTTCTCACTGCGTTCTTCAGCGGAATCGCGAAGTAGAGTCGATCGCGGCGATACTGAGCTCTGATTAGGTTTGCTGCGTTCCAGTTGATCGCATCGATGACAGGTTTAATCGAGTCGGACACCGGAACCTCTTCTGGTTGGGGAGTGTTGACAAGCGCCTGGCTGATCCGGAAAACGCCGGATTGACTCATGAAATAAATGTCGCCACCGATGTCCACCACAGCACGGCGTCCAACCAATCCGAGTGAGCCCGGGAGTTTTGCCAGCGTTGCACCGCTCAGATCGCCGCTGACATTCGTGACTCGATAAATTGAATGACGCTTAAAACAAATGACCTGCTGTTGTTGCCAGGGAAAGACTCTGACGAGATCGTCTGATTCACCTTGATTGATCTGGAAATCGTCAATGGTCCAGTCGTACTCAACGTAATCGGCAATGTCAGAAACGGCGATTCGATCTTTGCCGTAAGGGACCAACATTCTGTTGGCGGCATTCTCAGAATAGTAGGCATTGGGCACAGTTGCCCGTCCACCGGTTGGAGGTGGAAACGCTTCCCAATAAACTGACCAATCTCCGTGCCAGAGCAACGGCGTTTGCAGCGCGCCGCGCCAAAGGAAGAACACGTCAAAACATTGGCTGAACTCGACCGAATCTGTAATTGTCTCAGATAACGGAATGAACCGCGGAAATTCGCCGTCTCGCACGAACCAGACACCGTTTGAAACAGCGACTGCCAGCCATTCGAGCCCGTTCGGATTAGAAAAGAGCCCAACTCCAAAGATGGTGTTGTACTGAATCGTGTTGAGCGCACCGGGGCACAAACTCCCAAGCCGCGTCTCCAATCCTCCGTTCTCGACCCGGACATTGTAACCTTCGCGATAGAACCCAGGCTGCATGGAGGCTGGATCCTTGCTCTTCATGTCCATCCCGGTGAAGGTCGCGTCTCCGTTCGGAGTCTCGACCTCATTTTGCCTATACCGGAGTGGTGCCCAGCGTGACATTTACTTTGTTCGACCAGTGTAGGGGCTCGGTTCGTCCGGACGGGTGTCATCGCTGACGTCTGGGCTCATCGGCAAATTGTCCCGCGGCGTTACCGTAGGTTTACCGTAGACTCGCGGATTATCGGGACTATCGTGTTTCGGTTTTGGAGGTGGCATTTTAGGTTTGGGGTTGAGGTCCATACGGACTCGGGGCAGGCGGGATTATAGGTGCCGGGGCAGGCTGCGGGACTCCACCCGAACCGCCAAACGGAGCGGGAGCGGGCGGTATGGCAGGCGGTGGCAATTGCTCATGCGCGGGTTTTGGCGATTGCGCCTTTTTCTGCGGATAGATTCCTTTAGGATCCGAAACATCGTGTTTATGTTTATTCGGGGGTGGCATAGGTGTTTCCTTGTTAAATTTCAGCGGCGATTTGTTTTAGCCTGGTGATGCCGCCCCAGGCTTGCGCGAGCGTGTTAGCCGTATCGAACCAGGTCTTTGGCGGCATCCATTTGCCGATCGAGCCTGGGAAAATCAGGTAAACAATTATCTTGGACTCGGTTCCGCCTTTCTTTGGGTCGGGGTCAATTGCGAGTGCCTTAGCCAGGCGTATTGAACCTTCGCCGATCTTCGAGCTCGGGCCTACGTCGCCATAAATTGCATAGCAGTTGTCGCCGGTCT